ATGGCAAAGAAGTACAACAAACCTATCATTGCTGTTCAGCCATGGGGAGCAGAACGCACATCCTCTATCGTAAAAAATGCAGCAGATGTTATCGTTGGCTGGAATGCAAAATCTGTTGCCAATGCTGTCCGTAACTACGCCATTTATCAATCACTATAACTATTTGTTACATGAAAAAGGCATTGTTGATTGGGATTAATGATTATCCCGAAGGAAATGAATTGACAGGGTGTATTGAGGACATCAATAGCGTTAAAGCTGCAATTGAACGACATGGTGACGGATCTCCTAACTTTGGCGTAAAAATGATGCCAAATGTACAGACTTCAGGAGAAGTGATGGATGCTATTCGTAAACTTTTTGCAGGAAATGATGATACTGCTCTCTTTTATTTTTCTGGGCATGGCTATATGAATAGCACTGGTGCAGAAATTGTTATGCCTCAAGATATAGCTACCCCTGGTCAATATTATACGGGGATACAGATGTCAACAATAATGAGTATTGTTAACACTTCCAAGGTTCGCAACAAGATTATCATTTTGGATTGTTGTCACTCAGGCAATATCGGGAAATACGAACTTCAGGATGTAGGTAGCATTTTAAATACAGGAGTTTCAGTCTTAACAGCTTGTCGTGAAGACGAAGTTGCTATGGAAGCTGGTGGTCATGGTCTTTTTACAGAATTATTATGTACTGCGCTAAATGGCGGAGCATCGGATTATTGCGGTAACATTACTATTGGCGGTGTATATGCATATATCGATCGCTCTTTTGGACCTTGGGATCAAAGACCTGTATTCAAGACTAATGTTACGGAATTTGCTCCATTACGTACAGTTACGCCACAGGTATCATTGTCAATTATTCGCGAATTAACAAACCTGTTTACAAATCCCAATAACGATTTAGCTCTAGACCCATCTTTTGAGGATACGAACGACCCATCTGTAAATCATGAATATATTCTCCCTTATGCAGATGCGAACAACGTTAGAAAATTCAAATTACTTCAAAAGTTGCAGAGTATAGGGTTTGTAAAACCTATAAATGAGGAGTTCATAGTACCGGATGTCAGTTGACAGAGTTGGGAAAGTATTATTGGCGATTAGTAAATGAAGGAAGAATCTAATATGAAGTATTTTAGCGAGGCGTATTTTCGTAACATAGCATATAGCACTCCCCTTTACGAGCAACGTACATATAGCGATAATCTTCAAGGAGCATCTCTATATAAACAGTTTGATATATTCCTTTCATACAATATTTCTGATTTGAATGTTGTAAAAGGTATATATTACACTTTGTCGAAAATGGGGTTACAAGTATATCTTGACTGCATTGTTGATGTTGACTTGAAAAGGAATGAAACAAATAAAGATACAGCAAAAAGGTTGCAGAAAAGATTAATGAGCAGTAAATCTTTAATTTATGCTCAATCACCAGAAGCTGGAAGAAGTAATTGGATGCCATGGGAATTAGGTGTCGTGGATGGACATACTGGTAAATGTATGATCATGCCTGTTACAAAAGATGCGCAACATGCAAGTCCTCAACGGGAGTATTTACTTCTCTATCCATATATTATGCCTTATGGTATTGAAGGACAGATGAGAGTCTTCACAGAGTCATATCCTTATAGTGGAGAAGATCTTAGTTCATATATACGGAAATAACTCATAATATTAAGCAGTGCATTCTCGGCTGCATAATTCGAGATTGACCTAAAAAGAAGATTATGGCAACAAATCCACCGTCAGGAGACGGACATCGCAATGGTGCAGTAAGAAATCGTTCACAGGTTTATAATCCCAAAACTGAACAATGGGTAAAAAGGGATAAAGATACTGGGCGTTTTATGGATGTCAAACAAGATGGTACACCGTTTAAAGGTGTGCGAAAAGAAAAGTGAGTTAAAACGAGGGCAAGAGTATAACTTGCCCTCGTTTATGCTTACATCGGTTTTATCATTGATTCAATAAATGAGATTTCTTCGTCTGTAAGATTGTATTTGACATACAGTTGTTTGTCAATTTGAACAGATGAAAGCGACCAATCAATATCGCTTTCCTTCGAGAAGTCCTGCGTCGGGACAAAACGGAATGTTTTGGCCGTAGCATCTTGACTTGACTTCGCTTGACAGTGCATGAACCTCGCAAAGCGAGATTTGAGATATAGGCAAATATTTACGCACTCATCATACGAAACATTGGAATCTGCGAATATGCAAAGGTAAGATTCTGTACAAATTTCGTTAGGCTTTCCAACAAACGCATTAAGATTGTCATCATTAGCCTCTGTGCCAATGTTGTTTGCTCGAGGAATGATTACTTTGAATCTATCAATCCAGTTAGTGTGCAAAGGAACAAGATTACGTTCCACATACCCTTTTTTGAGACCTTTACCAATACAGACAACAGGAGTTGTCAGCCCATCAGATGTTTCATGAAAATTGGGATCGCTCACGAAATAACCACGCAAGCCAAATGGTCTCAATGGTGATACAAATGATTGGATGTATTCACTACTCTGTTCCGTTACTTTGGTGATGATTGAAATACTTCTACCATCTCGGATAAAAATATCAGAGGTATTCTGAGCAAGGCTTCTTTGAGAAGCATATACGCCAGTTTCTGTATGAGAAATTATGGTAGGTGCGGTTTTTATGTTATCATATTTTGCGTCCATTAGGAAATAGCATAATCCACCTTTGATCCCACATTACTGAAAAGGTCTGATGCTTTCGGATAATCGTGCAAGCTGCGAATAGTTTTGTCTGATAGCATATCTGCACGAAAGTCATCAAGCCCTCGTCCTCCTGCATACCAACGAGCAGGCATAATCATTGAAATAAAATTGGGTTGAACTTTTTTAGCTATAGAAACAAAATACTGATAAACTGGCACAGAACTTGCTTGTGCGCCTCCATCCATAACTTGATACGGTGGATTTCCCACTATCGCATTGAATTTCATATTCTTTATTCCTGTTCTTTCTGAAACGAATTTATCAACCTGCTTGATAAAGTGTTCAGGTTTGTTTTTAATTTGATTGATTAAATCCTCAAAGTATCTGGTGTTTACCTTAGCCTTGCGGAAGCCTATCAAGGTTCGTTTGGTGATGCTCTTTGCCATGGGAGTTTTGCAGATGACAAAGATGTTTTCTGCGACAACCTTGTCCCAGATTTGTTGTTCGTCTTCGATACTTGACACCGAAAATAAAGAGTTCTTTACTCGTGTACGGTAAATGCTGTATGCCATATAGAGGGGATATAATCCCGATTTTGAGTTGATTTCAAGAATACGAGAATCCTCGGCAAATACATTGGCGGTCACTTCACCCTTGTCAATGAAACGAGGTTCGGACAGTGTGGTTTCATACCCTTGTTCAAAGAAGTTATATCCACCCAAACAGTCGCCAAGGTGCATATTCACCACACGCCAAGGAGTAAGCACCGTTTCCTTATCCGGATTACGGAATGTACTGAAAATATCCGTTATGCGCTCGATGCGTTCCTCCACGCTGAGTTTGTCGGCAGCACGAGCCATAGCCCGGATACGCTTTCCGGCTGCACAGAATATCTCCGGGTCATAGTATTTCTTGATGTTGTTGAATTTCTGTTTGGTAACACCCTTAGGCATAAATTCTTCCCACGATTGAGGGTCGATGAGCGAAGCGAAGTTGTCAATGGTGATTTCTTGAGACTCGTCTTTCAACTCTGCTCCATAAATCAGCAAAGGCATACGGATGGATATACCCCGAAGAATGGAAATAGCGGCTTCCCGATTGTTCTTTTTCTTCTTCAGTTCTTCCAGTCGTTGTTTCTCCTCCTCTGTCAAAGGCTGTTTGTCCTTACCTTTCTTCTTGGATTTCTTTTCAAGACTTTCAAGTTCCTCGTATTGCTCATCAGTCAGCCCCTGATTGTTGATGTCCACTTGATTCGTCTTGGGCATGGCTTTTGTCTGACCGATAATCTTTTTGAGGTCATCGAACTCTTGCAACTCCAAATCATTGAGTTTCATTAACTCATCATTATACAGACTTCTGTCCTCAAAGCCATTGCGCACGACACGTTCCACATAGACCTTTTTGAGTTGTTCCAACATCCTTGGCACATCAAACTGATTCATCTTGGAACCCTCGATGGATATTATCGGGCAGAAATTCAGGAACTCGCCCATAATCTTACGGTCGTTGCCACTGGTCTTTCCTGTCTTGGATGAAATCTTGGCTGTTTCTGCTATCACTTTCAATGTTCTGTCCGGTGCGAAGTCAAAGACATAGCATTGCTCTTTAACCTTTCCGTTGATAGCGGCAGGAGTCTGCACACGGAAGATAGTCTGCATATAACTGGAGGCAGCCGTGTTATACGAGCCTGACAGCATAAACACAGCTGTCCAAGCCTTCACACTGACACCCGTTGTCAGTCTGCCACAAGACAAGGTAATGGTACGTGTGGCATCAGGGTCTTTGCCAATGGCTTCTTCTACCGCCACAAGTGCATCCTTGCTTTCTTCATCCTCATCTCCATTGCCTGCAACATTCACAACCTTGAAATGTTGGAATACCGAATGTGTCTGCAACATGGCACTCATCGCCCGTGCCTCCTTCACTCCAGGCAGCATCCACAGGGTATGACGGAATATATTGCGGTATTCCTCATTGGCAAACGGATAGCAACTCTCCCGGTCCTCTTTGGTTATAAGATTCAAGAAAGCACTTACATCCTTGTCATGAACGAAAGTTCCATTGTCATTTACACGGAAGAACTCACGGAAGTTGAATGCCACATCTTCGTCCACGAACTCATTGAGTAATCGTCCGAGGTCATAGGTGTAAATGTTCATGGTTGGCAGTGATGCGTATGGATTCGGGTCGCCAAAGTGCAGCTCATCCCAAGACGCTTTGGCACGCTGTTCCATTACATAGTCCCAAGTATATATCTCATCCTCCTTGAAATCGTCCAACAAATTGAATGGAGTGCCGGAAAGACGCAGAATCTTGGTCTTGTCCTTCGTAAGTTCCTGCATTACAGCCTTACCCAAATCTGTCTGTGTGCCTTCGTGCGCCTCGTCCACGATGATACAGTCCCATGCGGTGGCGAACACTTCATTGTTCTTATCAAAGTTGCCGCCTACAAGTTCAGAACCACGCAAGTCTTGCATGGAAGCAAAGTAAACATATTTGCATTGTCCTTGTTTTGCTCTTGTTTCCAGCGAAGTATGACTATCACCGTTATTCTTTGAGCCGTATGCAAAATCCCGCCTATCATAGAATATCTTGCCAAAGTCCTCAAACCAACCGCTATCAACTACCGGACGGTGGGTGAGAATCAAGGTTCGGCTGAAATCCATATCTTTTACCTCCTGTAATGCGGACAGCGTCTTACCAAATCGCATCTTGGCGTTCCACAGCATCTGGTTTCCTTTCTTGAACTGCTTTTTAGTCTTTTCAATAGCTTCACGCTGTTCCGGTCGGAATACAATAGGACTTTTGTCGTGTGAAACCTCAGCAGAAGATAATGATTCACGCCCCTCTTTTACGGCGATTATTGCCCGTTTAACTGTTTCAAGATCGGTAATAAACCACTCGTTGGCTTTGTTCTCGGTATCAAATATCTTTTTCTTGATACCTGAACGCTCCAGCACGCTATGCACTTCCTTGTCATTGAAAGAACACAAACCATACTTGCTGTTGTATATCGTAAGTTCCGTATATAAGAGGTCGTATGCTATACCTGCCGTTTGCGTATATTGATTGATACGTTTCTTGGCAGACTCGTTGAGAGCCTTGCTGTTGGGAGCAAGACCGAAAACATTGTCATTGTCACAAGTGGCTTCGCCCACTTTCAGACATCCCTTGTGCGCAGCATCGTTGATACGGAACACATATATCAGTTTTAACTTTAGTGAAGATGTGAATTTCATACCGCACTATTTTATTAGGTCTATAAATCGGATTCGTTTTCCCTTTTTGCCTGTTGCCTTGTCGGTAGCATGCCAATCCTTGATTTGGCAATAGACCCCATTGTGCCTGCGGATGTCATCTTTCAGACATCCTTCACATTGGGTGACCACTTCGGTAGTCCCGAACAAGTCGGCTACAACTTCCCTACGTTCTCCGCAACTATTTGGAATGACACCTCTTAATCCGTCCATCTGCCATACGTTCCACGAAATGATGTAAGCGATGTAGTTGATAGATTTCAGTAAAGGGCATTTGCCAAATTTCTGTTGAAAATACTCCACAAAAGAGACAAGCATAGATTCTCGGGCAATGAGTAGATTGTCTCCCTGCCACTCGTAACCGTAGGTACTTTTATAGGCTTCTTGTGCCCACTCAAGCCATTCGCCCGAAGTGGATGTGTTCTCGCTTACCACCCTTAGTTTGCGGTCAAGCAAACCGATACGCTGTTCCAAAGGGATAGTCTCTCCTGTCGTGGTATCATAGCGGCTAATCAGATATGGGGCTTCTCCGCAAGTGATTTCCAGTCGGATATCACGCACATAATCCTTCCAACTTTTGCCCTCCGGGAATATGATACAGCCTTCCGTTGTTTTCCATTTATGATGTCCCTGTTCGTCTGCATATTCGGTATTGAAAACATCCTTTCGTCCGAACCATGCTTCATCAATCAGGTTGTTCTGTGCATTGCATATCCATGATGGAGTGAAGACCTCAGCCATATCACGGGAACGGGTTGATTGGGTATCACGGCTTTTGAGGACACGAGGCATGATGATATGTCCGTTATCTCCTGTTATAAGGTGTGGGAGGATAGGGGAATTGTATTGGTATTCTTTGCCAAGATGTTCATAATCTGAAGTAGCCCAGAAGATATTGCGTTGCATTTCGTCCCTGCTCGTGGTGTGGTCTTTGAGCAAGGTGTTCAGCAATTCTGGTGAAAACTGGAATATGCTATCTTCCAATATATCAACTTCGACAGGCATTTTATATCAAGTTTACGCCCGTCTCTTCTTATGGAAATAAGGGAAAAAGGTTCTTCTCTTGGTAAGCGTTGGACGGATTCGCTAAACATTCATGGTTTCACAGCAAATCCAGTATTCTTTTATTGGCTTTATCTACTACTGTAGTATCCAGCGATGCAAGATAAATCTGTGTAGTGTTCTCAGAATCATGTCCCATTCCCTCGCTTATGACAGAAATGGGCACATTACGGCTCTTGGCGATACTTGCCCACGAGTGCCGACCGACATACATAGTTAATGGTATTGGCAAATCCAACTGCTTTCCAATTTTCTTCAACAGATGGTTCACACGGTGAAGTTCGTTGGCGTATTGCTTCCGATAATCTTCGTCCCGTTTTGTAATGATGGGCAAGAGGTATTCCGTTTCGTTTACTGGATATTTGTCAAGAATCTCTTGCATACACTTTTCCCATCTGATGAACAACTGCTGTCCTGTCTTACGTCTGCGATAGGAAAGAGTACCATTCTGCAAGTCCTTCTTTCTCAGATAAGCCATGTCGATGAACGACATTCCCCTTGTGTAGAAACAGAACAGGAACATATCACGGGCATAATCAAGATTGGGCTTCAATGACAAGTCCAGTCCTTTGATACGTCTGATGTCATTGAGCGACAAGGCTCGCTTCATTGTTTTCTCCACTCCCGTGTAAACGGACTTGAACGGATGTCGTTGCTCGGTCAGTCCATCTTCCACCGCACGGTTATAGACGGCTTTTAGAATACGCATATAGAAGGATATAGTATTGGGCGTATTTCCCCTTCCTTTCAAATAAGCCTCGTACTCTGCCAACAAATCCGCATTAAGCTGGTCAAACAAGACATCCTTGCCATTTATAAAACCGTTAAAACTTCTGAGTGCAGCTGTATAAGTCTCTGAGGTGCGTATTTTGCCCAAGCGTTTCAGTCTCGCTATCTGTTGGCTGATGTAAGCGTTGAATGACAATTCTTGCCTGTTTTCATGAAAGCGCATGACTACATCATCCGTTACGAATGTGCCGGATTGAAATAACTTGTGTATGATTTTGTTCAGCCTGTCCTTGTCCCACTTGATGCGTGAACCGATTGAAAGCAGGTAGTTGTTCCTCTCTTGTCCTGTCAATAGATGATGCAAGACAACCGTTTCGGAATGGCTGTCCCATTCCGAAACAAAAAGTTTATACTCGGTGTTTATCTGTCTGACCACACGGTTGTGAATGACCTGATAGTAGAGTGTGCCCTCCTTACCGTTTACGGTAGATGGACGGAACTTGACCTTTACTGATGCCATATCAGTCGGATTTTGATTGCTCCCACTTAGCGTACATCTCCCTTGAAAGTTCCACAATCTCCCTGCTCAACTTCACAAGATCAATGGTACAACTCTCCAGTTTGTAAAGCAACGCCATCGCCTTCTTCTCCGAAAAATGGCAGCGTAGCTCTTTGACTACCTGATTGTAGTTCGTACCAATGGCACGGAACTGGGCGTGAAAGTCCGACAGTTTAGTCGTGTAGTCCACCATCGTCTTGTCCACCTTCAGTACCTTGAACTTCTGCCCGAAGAAGTGTGCCTTGAGAAAGACGGCTTTAGCGTACACCTCTGATTCCTCGTACATCGTGAGAAACTTGTTCCATTCCTCATCATCGAAGCGCACCATCACGCAGTGTGTCTTCGGGTTCAACTTGGGATTTCTCCCGTACTTGCTCTTCTTTTTCATTCTTCTTATTCTTTTAGTTTAATGATTCATTCATAGTCTAATCTCCGATTAAAGAACCCCGAAATTATCCGACTGCGGAGGATAATTCAGCCCACGGCGGTGCAAGGATTTTCAGTCCCATAATTATATTTTTGAATAATTATGTGTTGTTTGAATTTTTATATGAAAATCAATGTTTTAAGCTTCCAAATGTGGCGATTTTATTTTGTTTATTTTTATCTATTTTTGTTTGTTTTTGTATTTTTGTGTCGAAATTGTGTGTTGAAATAATAATTATCCTATCAAATGAACTATTCAAAAGACGGAATAACAGTTGCGCCCATAATAGATACGAGTCATCCGAAAAAGAACGGAAAGTGCCCCGTAAAAATTCGTGTAACCTATCGCCGGGATCGTCGCTATTATCCGACGGGCAAAGACCTTACCTTGGATGAGTGGGAAGGTCTGACTACAACGAAGGTTCGCGCCCTTGTGGCCGTTCGTAAAGATATAGAAAGCAGTTACCAAATTGTTCGTGGGGTTGTTGAGGAATTGGCACGCGACGGTATTTTTTCATTCGATAGCCTCAACAAGCGATTGAAACGTTCGGGGGTTGATACTCTTAACCGTGCATTTGCGGCTAAAATAGCGGAATTAAAAGAGCAGGATCGTATCGGGTCAATGCTGGTTTATAATGTTGTTATACAGGGATTGGAGCGGTTTGCCGGGGATCGTATTGCTCTTGAATCTATAACGGTGGATTGGGTAAGACGTTATGAGCGCTTTCTACTCGGAGAAGGTAAGAGCCGTACAACGATCGGAATACACATGCGCCATTTACGAGCCATATTGAACGATGCTTGTCGATGCGATGCGATTAAACCCGCGCAATACCCGTTCGGCCGAGGGAAATATGAAATACAGGCCGGTGAGGGCCGTAAATTGGCTTTAACGCTGGAGCAGATCGGGCAGATCGCCCGCTATGAGGATGGGAACGAAGCAACGGCCAAATACCGGGATTATTGGCTGTTCCTCTACTTGTGTAACGGGATCAACGTCGCCGATTTCGTGAAATTGCGGTATCGTGATATTGTGGACGGTGAAATCTGTTTCGTGCGTCAAAAGACCGAGCGCACGACTAAGACCCGTAAGGAAATCCGGGTCGCGGTAGTTCCCCAGATGCAAGCTATTATCGACCGCTGGGGTAATACTCCAGCACCGAATAACTTTATTTTCCCAATTCTCGACGGGTCGGAGGATGCGGTGCAGAGCCACGCTAAAACAATAGCCGCTACCGGGTTAATCAATAAACGGATGCGGATGATCGGGGAGCAGCTCGAAATTGGGAACATATCGACCTATACGGCGCGTCATTCGTTCGCTACGGTGTTGAAGCGTGCCGGGGCGAATATCGCCTACATATCGGAAAGCCTCGGCCACCAAGATCTGAAGACGACGGAAAACTACCTTGCCAGCTTCGAGCGAGAGGAACGAGAGAAAAATGCTGCATTACTGACGAATTTTTAATACGATTATTTGCATAATGCGCCGCAGTGCAGTACCTTTGTCATATCGTGTTATTTTAGTTGGAATGATCGGCGGGGCACATCTTATTTCCGTCGGTCATTCCGTTTTTACTGCATTTCTCCTCTTGGATGTGGTGAATAGCAACAACCTCACGCCTAACCGACGCACTATTTCGCCGGACAAAGGGTGTTTCATTTTGGAACAGTGCTTACAGTGACGGAGAGAATGTCCGCCAAATGGACGATGAAACCTGGTGTTAATAGATTTTGCCTTTCCTGTTTCACCTTGCGAACGATGCTATTCTTGCTTTTGTAGTTTATAGGCGTGCACGATGCCTCATACTTTGCCTCAACTCCTTATGCAACACCTTGCAACTTATTCCCTACGTACTGCGCTTTTGCCAAGAGTTATACGGCATCGCGATTGATGAACAGCGAATCATTGAAGTGTTTTTTGTTTTCCCCTATGAAATACGGCAAATTCTTCGCCTTTTCGATTCTTTCGGTGTTGTCCTCGACCCATCGTTTGAAGTTGTCGGGCACATCCTTGACCTCATTCAGCGGTTCCTCCCAAAAATCCCTATCCGTGCCCTCGTTGGCTATAATTGGCACTGCATAGCACTTGCAGTTCGGGTGCCACCCGATGAATTTGAAAGATTTCGGATATTTTCCCTCCATTGCGTCACATATTTCCAGCGGCGCACGCCCTTTTTTGAAGCGCGGATACCAGAACTTTGCCAGCCACTGTACGTGCGATTTTGATGTTTTTACCTCATATCCGACAATAAAATCAAGTTGTTGCCAGCGGATACTGTCGGCTTCACGATAAGCGCTGTTTATTTCGGTGCGAGCCATACGCATAGCATTCTGATAAGATGACCGGTAAACGCCTTGCCCAGGGTGATAAGCCTGCGCCACTTTCGACAGGGTAAGATTGCCGAACGCATTTCGGACACGTCGAAATAGTTTGTCCGGCTCATTCAGATAGACGCGTACATCACGGCTTATATCGGCAGCGCTTCGGCCTTCGCTGATACCTATAGATAAGGATAATTCTATGTGCCGTTCGAACTGCTTGGCGATACTCCAAACTCTTTCGGATAAATTATGCCCGTAAGTTGTTCTACGTTGAAATGCCTCAAGTGCACCGAGATTGTGAAGCATCCATCCTTTTTTCGGATTGTCGAATAGTTGTTTTACCCATGAATCGTTCTTGTCGTTGGCAAAAAACCATTCCGAAGTGATCCCCGCTGTAATTATAGTGGACAACTTATTTCGGAATGAAGATAACGAGGCATCGGCTTGTTTACTACGGCTTTTGTTTGATGAGAAGGCGAACAATCGCCCCGTATTGGGTTGATATTTATATCCCATTCCCAGTCGAATCAATTCATCCGAGGCCACATCATACAAAGCCTCTATCTGTCGTAGATATTCTTCGACATGCGTTTTGTGCTGTTGCTCCCATTGGGCGGCTTTCAAATTCAATCCGGGCATCGTTTCGAATTAGAATGTTGGCTCTATAATATTGTTCATAGATGCCTCTGCCTTCGCTTGCTTTATTCGCTCGATTTCAGCGGTAACATCATCGGCCGTTCCCATTAGTTCAACGCCCTTTTCCAGCGACATAACGCCATCCTGCACAGCACGGCCTATAGCCGCCCAACGTGCGGTGACATCTTCATTGAACGGTTCGGCAAATTCGTGTTCTATTTTGAGCGCAGCCAAATCAGGACGCAAATGAATATGGGTTACATTCATCATAATAGCGAGAATAAGATTTTTCTCCCTATCTACGGCTATGTCGTATATCTCTTTATTATTTTCGCGCTTGATATATCCCAGTACCATCGCGCGTTTGATCGCTTCGCCCGACAAAGTTCCCAGCCCAGCCATTTTCTCGGGTGTAAACTCGGGCGTGAAAGTGTCGAACAAGATGGACTGCGCGAGGTCTTCCTTTTCCCGTTGCTGCGTCTCGGAAGAGGTCGGTGGATTGATGTACTCGAATTTTGAATCCGCTCCGGTCATCCGAATCATTTTCCCGGGCTTGTCGGCTCGACCTTTCAAAAAATCTACGACATCGCCCGTTGCTGCGGCGATAGGGTCTGCGAAATAGTTATTTGTGTCGGATATTTTGCTGTCTATATCCTCCTCGCGGTCTATGCGGGGGTTGAGGCCTCCCCACGCTTTATCCTGTCGGTAGTAGATAACATTGATTTTTCCGGTTGGATTGGGAGTTGCAATAACCTCCCAATTAAGAGATCCTCGTTTGCATCGGTAGATCGTATCAGGTGTTTGAATATCGAAATGCTCGATAGTTGATGTCCCCTCTTTAAGGTAGTACCCATACCCGAATGCAATGAGGTTCTCGTATAGGTCGAATAATGGACGTAGGGTGTATCCTTTCGACTTGCAAATTACCACAACTTTTACCTGCGGTTGGAAATTCTCGTCCCGATAGATGTGGTAGAGCTTGGCACATTCAGTTTCTGCTCCCGCAATGCGTTTTGCTTTACGCATGGAAACGTTGAATCGTGTATCTTGCAAAAATTGATTATATGCTTCGAAAGCCTCGTCCGAACCTTCGTTGTTCACCTTCTTCCATCGTATCGGATTCCCGAGCAGAAAGAATAGTTCCACCTCATTGATGTACTTCTGTCGTGCACGAGGCAACTTCTCGGTACGATAAGGCTCCTGGCCTTTCCGCATCTTATCGGCCTTTCGCATAATACGGTGGAGTTCGGGGTTATATTCCTGAATCGCCTGCAAAACCTCCGTATCGCGATTCTGCATAAGTGTTTGAGCCTGTGTAATGTCTTTGTCCTTGATAAGCGTAAGCAGATCACGTTCTGCACCGGTTGCATTCAGATATTTATTGCGTATCGCATTGAGTAGGTTGTCTATAAATCCCATATCCGTACTTTTTACCAAATTCCTAAATCCTCTTTGTCTAAATCTTCTTCATTGTTGAAATACCCCCGCTTTTCGATTACTCCGGTCAGGGCATCTTCGGCGTCGTCATGGCTGTTGAACTCCTGCTGCTTACGGTATGATTTGACATGCGAGGCGAACTCCGGCCATTTGTGCTCCCATCCGGTCGGAAAATAAATAAGGTTTTGCACTTCATTCGATCGCGTGAAAATACGCACCCTTTTGTTGGCGGTCTGCGTAAATGGGTTGAACGATGTAAAGTTGTTACCGATTATTCGGCACTGCGCCTCAACATTGCGCCCGAAAGACCTGCCGCCATTGTTGCTCTCGACGTAGCAGATCTCCGTCTTGTTTCGGGACAGCATCTCGGCTGTTGCCGGCTCGGTATATTCCATCGGTTTCTGTGTATATAAAATGTCCGTCACGAAATTGCCGATGGGAGTTTCCGTATAGCAAATAGAACACAGATAGTCACTGCCGGTATCAGCGGTATCCGTGTAGTTCTTTCGCTTCATAGATGCTGCATATGGAATTATGTCGTATGTCTTAAACTCTCCATACATCAAACCTTCCAGCGGCTTCGGGTTCTGCATATATTGCGTTTCAAAGACAAATGAGTTCGATCTCTCGATTTTGTGCAGTTCCTCCAGCGTATGCTTAAATTCCCAGAGAGGCTGTTCCTGTCCGTTTTCGTCATGCCAGATGCAGGGCAACGAAAGTACCGTCCATTCCTCCGGCTCGATCTCCTGAAGATAGCCGCATAGATCGTGCTCATGGAGCCGTTGCATAATGATTATGATAGGCGTATTGCGCGAGTTCACGCGGTTGCGGATAGTCGATTCAAAGCGATTGTTCACCCGCTCGCGGATCGTTTCGGATAGTGCATCTTCCGGTTTGATCGGGTCGTCGATAACAATAGCTCCCGCAAAATCGCTTTCCCACGCAGGAATAAAATCACCCATTTCGCGCCGCTCCCTATACGGATCATTTACTTGACCTGCACCAAATCCTGTAACCTGTCCTGCTGCACTTACTGCATACAGTCCGCCTCCGACGGATGTATACCACTTTTTAGCATTCTTGCTTTCGACGACTACTTCAGGGAAAAGCCGCTGGTAGTAGTCTGATTGTACCGTTTCATTGATCTCTTTCGAGTTGTCAAGGACAAGATCATCGGAGTAAGAGAGGTGTATGAACTTACTGCGAGGATTCAGTGCCAGCCCATAGGCAATGAAGTTTTTAGAGACAAGTTCGGTCTTACCGTATCGTGGTGCAATATTGATAATAAGTCGCTTTATTTCGCCATAGACGACTTTGTCAAGAGCTTCGCATATTTTGCGATGATGATCGCCGACAATAAACCGCATTCCCGTCTTATGCTTGAACATATAACGGGTGAAATTCAGCATACCGGAAAGGCAGAAGGTGCGATCTATGTCTATGTCGCGAACCATCAATATTCTTCTTCTAACTTTAGCCCGTATTCTTTTGCTTCTTGCGGAGTAAGAGTACGGGGAGGGAATAATGTTTCGCCGTCTTTCCCTGTCAGAGGTTGCGATGCTTTACCAAACAGACGGTCGAATAGAGAATCGAGGGTAGTGGTACGTCCAGCATTGGCATCCTTAACGATTGCCCGAACTACACCGACAATCCAAATTGGTGTATTCTTGCTGTCGGCGAGTTTTTTAAGGTTGTCGAGGGGTTGCTCTAATAGGAATTGGATCAGTTTGAAATAGTCCTCTTTGCTTAATTCTGCTTTGGCCTCCGTGCCGAGCAGTTTTTTTATATGGTTGTACAGAGAAGGCTTCCGGCCGGGATTTTTCGGCGGATTGGTACTGGAAAATCTGGTTCTTTTCCCCAATTCACATATATCTTTTCTTCCTGCCATTTTAACCTTTTTATAACCTTTTTATACCTGTTTCTTATATCTACGTTTCTGTAAATATTCATATTCACGACGATCTCTTGTCCATCGTCCTGCGATGCCTCGATAAAATGTATGAGTTGTGCCATCTCCCCAATTAAATTTAACAATGGTTCTCCCTTGCGATTCAGCCTTTAGCAGCGTAGAGTTGAGATCGGCGGTTCTTCTCATATAGAATTGTAAAGCCGTTTCGTTTTTTCTGGGAGTCATGCTTCTTACCTTTCCACTTGTTTTCGCCATATCATCTTATAGTTATGTTGTATCTTTTCTTTAGTAATCTGCGGGCAGCTTGGACTGCTTGATTATCCGGATGTCCTCTTGCCGCACTCAACAATGCTTCCATTGTTGTTGATCGGGGACGTTTTATTTTGCCTGCTTTCACCAAATTTTCATATTCGGCTATAGCATTGTTTCTTCTTTTGTGATATTCATTGCGGGCTACGTCGGCTTCTCGTTCAAAATTTTTACGACCACGAGCTGTTAACCGGATGTTCCGCCACTTATCATCCATAAAATCACTGATTGGAGACTGAAGTCCTCGCTTTCCCAGATACTCATCAAGAGATATTTCTTTAGGGTGTTTATTACCTCGTATCGAACCGCTTGTTTTAGCCATTGTGTTTCGTTGTCATTAATTGTTCGACATACACGAGGCTGTGTGCTGCACAATACTCTTGGATGATCTTTCCGCCTCCGTAAATGATAAGGTTCGGGGTGTCTTTACCTGAAATCTCTTTCGCTATCTGATGCTCAGCTTTCAGATATTCGAGTCGATCGGCATATCCTCGCGTGAAAAACGCATTGTATCCGTCGGGAATGCCCATGCGGTTGTATTCATAGAATTTCCGAGAAACATTCAAGTCGGCATATATGGAGATCCCGCATTCCTGAAAGTATCGGGAAATCCACCGTTTCTTGTAGATTTGTTGTAATCCCCATGCTATAGGGGTTGTATCGAATAATGACAAATTCGGTTCTACGGCTGCTACGCATCCACTATTCAATACCTTTGTCGGGTCCTTCCATATCGCCTCGAAGCGATAATCATCTACATAGAAATGATAGGTGGATACACCTTTCTTTTGCCGTGATTCGGCACCGTAAGGAGCGAATGGCAATTGCAATTTGCCGGCTTGCATGTCGAGGAGTAAATTTGGAATCTCGAAAAGATTGTTACTCTCGTAGATGCAGTCAGTTAGCATTAATTGATAGAACGCGTTTCTATCTTCATTATTTTCGGGATTGTCGTTACCTGATTTATTATCTGAGGCCTCCCTGGATGCTATCGTTCCAATCTCTTCGTCAAATGCAGGCATGTCTAAACCGATCTCCTTGAAGTGTATATCCTCCCATTTATCGTCTTGCAAGACTTCGAAATCCCATTCCCCATTGTTGATGTTGTCACGCAAAATGATGTCATTTTCTTCTTGCTCGTCAAGGTTATCATAGATAATAACTGGAACCGATTTGAGGCCTATTTTTTTTGCGGCTTTAAGCCGTTGATTGCCGCATATGACGATTTCTGCTCCTGTTCGTGTGGATATGACAATAGGGCGATGCTTCCAAAATCCATGAGAACGGATTGAAAACACTAAACGATCCATATCTTCCTTCGATATACGCCGAGGGTTACCAGGAAGCAATAGGAGTTCAGAAATCTTTTTGGTTATTATTTCGCTTGCATTTGCCAT